CGAGATAACGTAGCCCGTTACCGGAATACCAAACCAACCAAGATTACTGATGTCACTCGCATCATCGGATTTGAGAATGCAGGAATGACAGATGCCTTTGTTAATCCACAAAACTTCCCCGTTCTACCAACCGATCCTCACATCGAACACGCTGTGGGCCACCTGCAGGACATGATGATGCAGTTGCAAATGACAATGCAATCTGTCCAACAGCAGCAGGGAGACCTCAGCGATATGTCCACAACCATTCGATCAGTGAAATTCAAAGGTGGTCACATCATGGCCCACGTTGAGTTTATCTCTAGGGACGAAAGCAAGAAAGACTTCCTCAAGCAATTCATGCAAGGCATGGGAGAAGCTCAGGGAATGGCCGATGAACTACAATCTGTTTACCAAGAGATGGCTCAAGCAGAAGCTCAGAAACAAGGTCAACCAAACTCCGAGGAAGACATCAAACTTCAATATCTCGCCGCTAAATCTGGTATCGACATCGACACCAAGAAGAAACTTGCTGATATCTCAATTGGCAAGGCATCTATCAGTCACGCTCAACGCACCGAGCAACGCAAAGAACAAGGAATCACTCAACTCGCGCTCCAGAAGGCAAAAGCTCGCGCTGAAATTCAGAAAACTAAAGCTAAGATGAAAGCGGAAGAGGGAGAAGAAACTCCAGAGGAAGTTGAGACAATAGAGGAAGTTGAAGTTACACCAACACAAACATGACAACAGACAAAGTAAAATCCCTATGCGCGGCTATTGCAACACACGAAGACTGGAGCAAGCTACAAGCTTATCTACTTCTGAATGTAAATCCGCCAGAGGGAGTAACCACATTAATTCATGCGATCAAAAATATTGAAGCTATTGGAACGGATGAGCAAGGGGCATTCAAAAAAACAAAATCTTCCTCAAAGCATAAAGAGTCTTCGGACGGCGCAATTGATCCTGACCTTGACGAAATCTAATTTATGGAAAACACAACCACCGCAGAAGTAATCAAAGAACTGCAAAACAAACCGCAGGTTCCAATCAAGGGAAACACATCTGACTTCCTTAAGAAGTTCAGCAAGCAACAAACTGATGAGGGTAAACCGAGTGCTAACAATGTCGGCGATCCAAAACTTGGAACAAGAAAACTCGATGAAGAACCACCAGAAGAATCAGTGGCGGGAGTTACCGAGTCTGAAATCACATCTGACCGAACCGGAAAGAAAAAAGGTTTCGTTGAACGACAAATTGAAGAAAACCGAAAACTCAAAGAAGAACTCGAAAAATACAAAAAAGATGAGATTCCAAAATTTGAAACCAAAATCCAAGAGCTTGAGCGAATGGTCTCCGAGTCAACATCGACCAAGGAATCCAACCACTACCAAGACCAGCTTAACAAAGCCCACCAAGAAAAAGTTGACGTTGAACAACAGCTTTCTGAGCAGATCAAAGACTTGCGTAGCAAACTGGATTTCCACGACATTACAAGTAATCCGGACTTCAAGAAAACATACATGGAGCCTATCAAGAATACTTACGATAGTGCGCGACAGTTGCTGGCTAATGACGCAACGCTTCTTTCAACCTTCTCCCGTGCTGTTAATGCAAACGCCTCCATCTTTAATGCGTCATCCGAAGAGGACCGTAGAGCGGCAGAAACCGACCGCGACCAAGCGTTCGAGGAAATCACAAACTCGCTCTCGCAGTTCAAGCAATACCAATTCGCCGAGCAAGTCAACAGCTTCATCAAAGCCACTCAAAGCCACCACTCCGCCCTCATTAACTTTGAGAACACCAAGCAGAACATCATCCAAACAACCAAGCAGAAAGAACAAGATGGAAGGGCAAAGTATCTAAACCAATGGCGGGATAGTTATAAATCCACCCAGCAGGAGATTGATAATGCTACAGAGGTTCCTGACATGGTTGCTGAATACATGAAGGAGAAGGGAATTAAGTATGATCTTTCTAAAGATGAATCTATTGCCCTCGCGGCCACCCAACAAAGCAGCGAATCAGCATCTGTAGAAGACATGAACCGATTGATCCACCAAGGTCGATCATATCAGAAGATTCAAGCACAACTTAAGGCATACCAAGAAATGGTAAAAGAAAAGGATGAGTATATTGCGAAACTGAAAGGATCATCTCGCATGACATCCAACCCAAGTGCGATGGATTCCCAGAAGTCAAGATTGAGTATTACAGAAGGACTAGCCGCGAAGATTGCGAGGTTCTCGCCTCAGAATCGCGTGACAGCATAATACAATCCTAATTCTGGTTCATAGATGGGGGAGGTAGATTCGGCTACCTCCCCCAAACTTTTTTAAAAAAACATTTGACATGGTGAATTAAGTATATAATAGTCCTTCAAACGGGATAGACGAAATTATCGTTTACGATAAGATTAGTGATTCAGTCTCACCCAGACTGGCGAGTTATCGGACTCGCATGAAAAACGATTTCTGGACAGAAAAATCTCTGGGTCGAGTCCAGCAGAGGAAACCAAGCACTCGCTTGCTATTCCTCTAGGTTTAGTTGGCGGGGCAAAACTAAAACTAAACCAAACTCAATCAAACAAACTAAATATTATGGCAAGCGAACAGCTTTACTTTAATTCATGTGCCGAGATTGACAGTTTCTTCCGCGAAGGTCGCGAGTATTTCAACGACCTTTATGTAAAGAAGCTTGTCACTAACAGTGCATACTTCACCCGCTTCGAGGAGCAAGCATGGCCCCTCAACCACACCACTGAGCAAAAAGCTTTCCGCTTTGGCCGTGGATTCCACGATCCTTGCACACCTTTCCGTGCGATCACCGACACCTATTGCGAGACTGATTCTTGCGACAGCAAACCAGAAGTTATTCAGCGTCCCGGCACTGAGAGCTACACCTTTGAGCTTCTCCGTAAAGAGATGACCACTGACTGGATTTGCGTTGAGAGCCTTCTCTATCGCTTGTTCCCCGCTGAAGAAATTCTTCAGTTCGAGGAGAGCAACGCCCGCATCACCAAGAATGTTCACGAAGAGTTCCTTCGTTCCAACTACATCGGTGGAGCCGGTCACAAGTGGATGGGTATCACAACGGATGACGGAACCTACTGTGGTCTCGTTGACGATCAGGCTTGGTTCGTTCCAGAGCACACGATCAACAACGAAGCTGGTTACGACCTTTGCGCCATCCGCGTTAAGATTGACAAAGACGATCTCAACAAGATCGCTTATCTCTCGCTTGATATGCTCGACGACGCACTCGTTGACCTCCAAGACGAAGATGACGCTTTCCGCCTTGATCTCCAAGATGCGACTGGTCAGCCTCTGCTGGACATCGTTATCCCTGATCCTCAAGTTGGCCGTGCGCTTTACTTCCAAGCCAAGCGCAACAACGGTTACTGGGATGCAAACACCGACTTCGATGAGCGTCTTACTCGTCTGAAACTCGGCATCAACCGCATCATCGGTGACTACGCCTTCGGTTACGACATCAACTCCGCTCGTTTCAACGCTGACACTGCATTCAATGCCGGTCTCGCCGCGTTCAACGAAGCTGATCCTGCAACATGGGCACGCCTCGTTCGTGTTCCTCGTTACATCAAAACCGTCATCGAAAACGGATGTGCTTACATTCCTAACAGAGCTTACCGCAATGCCGACTTCGGTATCTCGGTTGCTATGGTGAACAAAGCAATGTGCAAATGGACAATGCCATCCTCAAGTGGATATGGCGAAGCTCAACAAATGACCCAGAACTACGCTGGTGATTGGGAGTGGAAAAATCCAGACTGGGAGTGCAACCGCTGGCGCAAATCGGGCTTCTATCAAGCCCAGTTCCGTCTTGCCGCACAGGTCAAAGACCCAACCATCATGCACACGTTCCTGCATCGTATGCCTAAGAGCAAAAACCTCTACGGTTCCTGCTGCGAAGTTCAGACCTACATTGTTCCTGAGAACAATCAGGACTGCTACAGCTGCGCTGGTGTAGGCGACATCGTTGTGCCTTCCTAAGTTAACCGGGGAGAGGGTCAAACCTCTCCCCACAACCTTAAACAAAATAAAATATATGTCTAATAAACGACCACTCGCTTATGATCGTGTCAACCTGTTTGGCCCGACTCCAATCAACATGAATGTTGCTGGTAACGCACAAATCTTCGCCCTCAATGATGGGGAGACGAAATTTATGCCTACAAGCATCGTTCTTGAAAACGCATACGTTCGCGGAACCCAATCAACCCCAGCAGTAGTTGTGGCTGATAACGGAATCACGGGACAAAACGTATCTGCTTCAGTTACACTTAACACAACATTGGATGACCAAGATTATTCCAACGTAGCAGCACTCGTTGCAAACCCAGTTCCAGTTATCACTGGAAAAGAAGATTCAATCGTGTCTGTCGCTCGCACTGCAAACATTGCAACTGTTATTATCTCCAGCGCCATTACTGGTGCTATTGCTGGTGACATTGTTAGCATCGAAGGTGCTGGCGAATTCAATGCAGATAAAGTAGTGCTTGCTTCTGTATCTGGAACAACTCTCACCTACATCAATGTTGGTGTTGATGTCGCTACCACTTCCGCTACACTTGCGAAAGTTGTATATGGCAATGTTCTTCGTTTGAAGAAAACTACACTTGGTCAAGGCCGCGCAACAACCCTTCGCGAGCGCGCTAATGGTGTAGCAACGCTTACATTTGCAGCAGCACACGGACTTAATGTCGGTGACACTGTTAGCGTTGTAAGTGTTGGTGGAACAGGATACAACGATGCTAACGCAGAAATTACTGCTGTTACAACATCATCGCCATTCACTATCTCGTATGTCAACGCTGGAGGCACTGAAGCTTCTACTGCTGATACTGCCGGACGTGTTGGTGCATTGTTTGTGAATGCCTACGTTGTTGGTATCTACTACTAAAAACAAACCTTGGGTGGGGGAGATTAACCTCCCTCACCCTAACCCCTTTTTAATTATGGCTTGCTTCACCGATCTTCCTTATTCAAACTGGTCTTACCAGTTGCTACGAACTCTCTACGCCGCCGCTGGTGAAAATGCGGTTACGACTACTCTGGGATGCTATCAAGCAATGCCCCTAGCCCATCAAATGTATCAGTTCTATGTGAACCTGCATTATATCGGTGGTTCGATCACACCGATCTCCGAGAACTGCTATGTCCAAATGACTGAGGATATGCAGTGGTATCACTTGAACGAAGCGTTGGAGTATTCCTACAACCCAGTTCTACCGGAAATCTAAATTATCGGTAACGATAAAACATTATGCCAACCAGAGAATGCTTCATGTCAAATACACTGGATAACCAGTTGTATGACATCGCTGAAGCATTGTCTAGCAATAGTGGGTATAATTTACCATCAAGATCATGCTTCAATGAGATGACCTCAGATTATCAGTTGTATAATTTATTGCGAGCATTGGGTGACAATATTGATCCAGACGCTCAAGCATATATTAATGCAAGTGGCGCAACTGAAATTCAAGGCATTAACTTATTCGTTAAAGGTATCAAGAACCTCGGACTCTGGGAAAACATGGTCTGCTGGCCGCTCCGCTCCACTCAGAACGCAGGCACGGGATCAACAGCATACTCGCTTGGCGGGCTTGGAACTTACAACGGCACTCTCGTAAACGGGCCGACTTGGGGGGCGGATGGGATAGCATTTGTCAGGACATCGACCCAGCACATCACGACAACTTTGGCGTTAAGCGGCACGCAGAATTGCACGTTTTTCGCAGCAAACTCAACCACTGACGATAATGGTGGAAGCGGCGGAATTATCAGTTTGATGGGCACTCGAAATGCAGGGGCAATTACGACTACCGTTTGTGTCGCATTTGCTGATAATGGAAGTAATTTTATCGAATCAAGTTTTATTATTAACCTGCCTCCGTCGACTTCTCGACCGGCGAACCCATACACTTCAGCGCATGTATTTGAGCCAACCCAGCCGATATTAAGAGTCGGCGCTAACGGTGGTGCGCTAACATTGTCCGTCCCGGTAAGCACGCCGCTAGGCGGCACTCAGCCTAACTTGGTTATCGGGCACTCTGGCCCAGTTTTATCAGACCGTGGTTTTAATGGGACCATGCATTTCACAAGCGTTTTTGCGAATCTTGCGATGAGCCAATCTCAATCGCTCGCCTTGCATAGTCTCTTAAAACAAACCCTTGGCCAAGGACTCGGACTACCATGACACAGCACCCGCCGATGACACGCTACAGAGCGACCGAGCTTCACGACAACGATCTGCCGTGGTTCTGCTGGGATCAAACCGCTGACGATCAAACCCGCCCAATGGAATGGGGCGTTACGCTAGTGCCAACGCCCGACGATATTGACGAGCCTGCCTTTTGGGAATGGAGTGCTATGCTACCAGAAGGAATTATCTTGCCAGATTGGATACAACAAATAAGCTAATAAAATTATGCCAATTGATTCTAAAGAGTGTTTTACTTCCCTGACAACTGATGGTCAGTTGTATGAAATTTACCTTGCTGCACAAGCCAACGGCGGCGGCGATTCTTTTGGGGCAGTATATTATTTCAACCGCTCAAATGCATCAAGTATCTCTGGATACTATGAGATGTCTAAAAACTTGGTAATTGGTGCAGGGACTACGCTCACGGCTACTGGCGCAGGAACACAATTAGTAGGTTCATTTGCAACAGTTTTAAATAATCCAAATGTTACGACAATTCCATCAGGCAACTGGAATTTTGAAAATTATGTTTCAATGAATTCCAATGGTGGGACACCTAAGATTTATGGTGAAATTTATTCGCGTAATCTTGCTGGAACAGAAACGCTAATTGCAACAAATATTTCTAATCCACATACAATTACAGATGGAACTGTAAATGAATTGTATTTGTGGAGCATCCCAGTCCCAGCGACAAATATTTTAGCTACAGATCGAATTGTAGTTAAGTTTTACGCACTTAATCTTGGTGGCAGAACAATGACAATGCACTTTGAGGATGCAAGTGTTGCTCAAGCTACTACTTCCCTTCCTTCCGTAGACCTTTCTGCTTATGTTTTAAAAGCAGGCGACACAATGACTGGCAAGTTGAATTTGCCAGCGTCAACTACTTCATCTGCTCCGCTTAATTTAGGGAACGGCACAGCACCAACATCAGGATCGTCTGTTCCGGGAGATTTATTTTTTGACGGCAGTTTAAGATACAGAGACAATGCATTAACAACGCGAAGTGTTGCCGCGACAAATAAAACAAATGCGTTTACCGACGTTCAAACGATTACAGTAAGCAATTCCACGAATGCGGGTTTGACTGTAACGCAAAACGGAAATGGGGGTGGAGTTAAAATTGTAAATCCTACAGGAACGGGAGAATCGTTACGCATTGAGGATGAGTCCCCTGAATCAACTCCATTTGTTGTAAGCGGAACTGGACGAGTTGGAATTGGGACTGCGCCTGACGCAACGGTAGGATTAAAATTAGATTTGACTGGTATTAAATTCAACGATGGAACGATTCAAACTACGGCAGCAACATCCGGAGTAACCTCAGTTACTGCCACTGCACCCATCCAATCTACTGGCGGAACAACTCCAGTTATCTCTACCACGCAGTCAGGGGCGGCATCTGATGGATATTTGAGTTCGACTGATTGGAATAAATTTACTGATAAAGTATATTGCATTTCATTGGGCCATTCTTCAGTAACCTTAGATGCTGGGGGAACAAATGTATTTTTTTCAAACATATTCGACCTTGGTCCGGTAACAACATATAACCGAAGGCAATTCAAAGTTCCATTTAGCGGAACAATTATTGCTGCATCACTCTCTTTCTATAATGGCGGAGGCGCAACCCCCGCTGGACACAGTGGAGCAACGATGTCTCTTTATAATGTTGACACAAACGCAACGGTGGCCTCGCTGATCAACTATAATGTAGATGGTATTGCAACACTTAATTTACTCTCGCAAACAGCAACGGGACTAACTATTGCAGTAGTGGCTGGAACGACATATAACATCTATCTGCAAGCTGGAACATTTTCAACCAATCCGACATCAGTTAGACAGGTAATTAACCTTTTCATAAAATGAAACCAGTAATTGATACATACACATTTTACAACCCTGTAACAGAAAAGGATCAAACCCAGAACAGGATCACGGTATATAACTCAAACGGGGAAATTGAATACCAGAATGATTATGCGGGATCGACTGCTGAAGAATGGCTTCAACTTAACGGATATGGCGGAACTCAACTGACAACGCTGTTAAGCCTTCAAATATCCCTTGGATCACAGGGCAAGAGCAGTGAAAAACTAAATGAAGTTCATGATTGGACAAATCAAATCCTTTCTAGTTTTATCACCAATCCAGAAATCAGATTAGATTGGCCTGAGTGCCCACATGAATTTTACGATACGGCAAAAGAAGCATTTGATATTCTAAATCAAACTGAAGAACAATAATTATGCCGATTGAATCTAAAGAATGTTTTACCGATTTAACGCTAGACGGTCAACTGTATGAAATACTTCAAGCTGTTAAGTCTTCTGCTAACGCAATCCAATCTACTTATTACAAGACAACACAACAAAACCTTATAAACGGAAGCACAGATATCACATTTGATGGTAATGCACCTTGGAATAATAGCAATAATTACATTACTCACGCCACAAATTCCGCTGATTTCGTTGTAGTAAAATCTGGATTGTATAACTTGGAATGGAATGCGTCTGTAGCTGCAAATGGAGCAACATGGAATGTAGGAAATAATAAAGTTATATCTATTGATATTACACGCTCACCAATAGCAGAACAAGTTACAATTGCTCAAACTGCTTTAACGGCAACAACTCAAAGTTATGTTCAGAGTGTAAGTTCAACCTTTTATCTTGAGGCGGGAGATATTATAAATTTGCGTATTCAAGGAAACTTTGCAACTGCCGTTCCATTCGTTCAACCAATCGGTAATTCTTTTGATTTAAACACTTGGTTTTCTTGGAGATACGCATCAACAATCTCGGTTGGCGCAACAGGCGCAGCGCCCTTGCGCGGGCAAGCGGGCAGGATCACGGACGGAACGATCACAGGTATCACGCAAGGAGTTTACCAATCTACTGGGCTAGTAGCAAACTTCGACTCTCCAATAGCGGCAGGGATGAGCTTAGGAACGACAGACACCTTTGCGTTGAAGAACACAAGTGGATCAACGAGGGTCTTCCGCTTCTACGGAAGCTATGATGGGACGGCAGGGAACAACCAGATGCTCGGCATCAAGCTTGCGAAGAACGGGGTAATCATAGACGAGACAGAGTGCCGCGCCTTCACGGGAAGTAACCTACAAGAAGGAAAACAAGTAACGAGTTGGATTATTGAGATGGACAACAACGACGAGGTTGCTGTATACGTTGCGAACCTTAGCGGAACAAACAATATTATAATGAAGAGGGGAAGAATCCTCGCAACATCAGTAGACCAATGACCGACCACCCTACCATGACTGGACTCTTTGGAAGTGCGACTGCATTAGGAGCGGTTATGTTTAGCTTCTTACCACACATTGAACAATGGTTGCGACTAGGAAGCTTGACAATTGGAATCTTGGTTGGTATTATATCCCTAGTGAATCTTATTCGTAAGTGGAACAAATGAAACTATCGTTAACGATAATTGCGGCGGCACTACTCACATCGTGCGTGAGCATTCCAATCCCCCCAAGTGGAGAACACCAAGGAAAGCTTGGATCAATCAGGCTTGTTGTTAGCTACGTCCCCTACCAGACACAAACCGCAGGAGTGAACCGTAACGTGCAATACGCAATGGAACACTTCAGCAAAACCATAAAAGATAAATGAAAATTGTAAATATTGTCCTAGATAAACTCAGCGAGAACAGCACATGGCGCGGCATCATCCTTGTGGCTACAGCAGTTGGATTGAAACTTGATCCAGAGCTTCAGAATGCCATCTTGTCAGCGGGTCTTGGTTTGATCGGTTTAATCAATGTTGTCCGCAAAGGCAAATGAACAACGCTCAAATCGAGAGTATGCAAGCTCGCGTTGGGGCAACACCTGATGGTTGGTGGGGTCCAAAGAGCATCGCGGCGTGTAAGAGACATCTTGCAGCCATGTCACCAAACACATCTCCAAAGCCAAGCGTAAAAGCTTGCACGGAATTCTACGGTGAGCCGGGGAAGGTTCCAATTGTCAGAATCAAACCACCGTATCGAATGTTCCTCTACAACGGTCCAGACGTGATAGACGGCATCGCCATCCATTCTAAGTGCGCGGAGAGCCTACAGAGCATCCTAGAGAGTTTAATGGAGATATACCCAACAGCTCTAGGAAGAGAAGCGGCGGGGATAGATAAATTCTACGGAAGCTATGTGAACCGAGCGCAAAGAGGAGGAACGCAACCAAGCAAACACTCATGGGCAGCAGCGATTGACCTAGACGCGCACAGGAACGGACTACACACATCTTGGCCAACTAAGGCACATATGCCCCTACAAGTGATAGAAGTCTTCGCACAACACGGGTGGATCAACTTAGGCCCAGTGATCGGAAGAGATGGAATGCATTTCCAAATGACCCAATGAAAGTAAAAACACAAGCTGAGATTCTGATAGAAGTAAGGAAGTTATTATCCGATCACTTCGATTGCGGAATCGCGATTGTAGCTTGGGAGGAACAAGGAACAACCTATCACATGGAATGTAAGTTTGGAAATGAATACGCTGTGCAAGCACTAGCAAAGCAAGCAGAGACATTTTTTGAGGAAGAAATCGAAGAGGAGGAAGAAGCATGAAAAAATGGCAACAAATCGAACGTGACGCTACACAGAAATCTCATTCAATTGAGGTGACTGATTTAAAAAACCAAATCAAACGATACAAGGAAACTGTATTGGATTTGGAAAACCAACTTGGATTCGTATCTTCTCTGAAAGCTGAACGTCCAATCAACTTGGTATACAAATACGACAAGCAAGCCAAGGGACACGAAAGCGCAGCGGTTGCTGTGTTGTCTGATTGGCACGTCGAAGAGAAGGTTGATCCGAGGACGGTCAGTGAACTCAACGAGTTTAATCTTTCGGTAGCCGATAAAAGAATTGAGAAAGCTACCAAAGCGATTCTTAGGTTAACTGAGATCGAGCGGGGTGGGAGAGACATTCCTATACTTGTTTTAGCAATCTTGGGAGACTTGATGACTGGGTATATCCATGAAGAGTTGAGAGAAGAGAACGAGCTATCACCTACTCAGACAATCTTGTGGTTGCGGGAGCGAGTATCAAAAATGATCAACACTCTGCGCAAGGAGGGTGGGTTTGAGAGAATCCTGATTCCTTGTTCTATCGGGAACCACGGCAGAACCACGATTAAGCCAAGGCATTCAACCGCTTACAAGAACAGCTACGAGTGGCTACTCTACAAACTTCTAGAGCAAGAAATCACAGACGGAGTAACTTGGTTCATCGGAGAAAGCTACCATACATACCTTAATGTTTATGATAAAACATTTCGCTTCCATCACGGAGACGGGTTGAAGTATCAGGGTGGGATCGGCGGGCTAACAATCCCTGTGGAGAAAGCTATCGCGAGTTGGAATAAAGGAAAGCAAGCAGACATAGACATCTTCGGCCACTGGCATACTAGCCAACAGAATCCAAAGTGGATTAGCAACGGAAGCCTAGTCGGGCACAACGCATATTCAATTTCAATCAAAGCTGCATACGAGCCACCGCAGCAAACCTACTTCTTGTTCGACAACAAGCGCGGGCGCACGGGAACATGGCCGATATTCTTGGAAGATTAACATTATGGCAAACTGGAAAAAAATTGTAGAAGATCACAGCAAGCGGGCATACAAATGGCCGGAAGGATGGGACTCGCGGGAAACCATCGCAGAGCAACTAGAGTGCAGTCCAGATCGAGTATCTGACATTCTCTCAAAATCTATCAAAGATGGAGAGATTGAAAAGAAAGCTATCACCTATTGGGATAACGAACTGAAGAGGAAGATCACTTCATTCGGGTATCGCCAGCTTGAAACTGAAACTAAGCCAAAGAAAGTATCGGTAACGATAAAGTGGCCCCCAACCGAAGGAACCCGCCTAGCCCGCGCAGACAACTCAAAGAGTAAGGGAACATACATTGGTAAAGGAAAGGTCCAATGGGATAGCGGGTCAATCACACAACCCAAGGGAAGCACAATCAGAAAAATAATCCTTGCTTGATAGAAAAACAATAATAGAGTAAAACAAAATTATGGGTAACTGCTCCTCGACATCCAACTGCAATCCTTGCGGCCCAAACTACGATGCTATCAATCTGCTTGCTACTAAGACAGCAAGCTACGCTCGTCAGGCGAATACATTTGCTGTAGATGCCGCAAACTCGGCTACGAATGCAGAGAACGTTTTCATTGAGTTTAACGCACTTTACCTCGGAGCATTCGCAGTAGCACCCACAGTAGACAACGAAGGCGATCCTCTCCAAGTCGGAGCGTTGTATTGGAACACTGGAAGCAACGAATTATTCGCTTGGAATGGCACGGTTTGGGTTGCTACCAACTTCAACGAGTTCACTCCATTCTTGGCAACGGGAACGACATTTGCACGGAACCTTGTGACCCGAGAAGCTGATGTGGTAAATGTGAAGGATTTTGGAGCGCATTCAACAACAGAAGCTGGATTCTCAACATTTGATTCTACAACAGCGATTCAAGCGGCTCTTAATTACGCAAGTGGAGGAAAGAATGTTGTTTATATTCCAGATGGAATTTATCGTTTAACATCTGGACTCAATATTCCAGATGACGGAATAACAATTTATGGTGATGGATTTGGACAGTCTTTATCTATTTCAGAAAATATAGGAACAAGACTTCTTGCAGATTTTACTGGTGGATGGGTAATTACTTGTGATAATAAGTCATGTTTCACAATGCGCGATATAGAAATTTATGGTTCAGACTCCATTCGCTGGGCATCTACTGGGGCTGTTAATGGAACTGTAGGAGCAATTTTCATTAGAAATTGTGTTCAAATACTGCTTGATCAAGTTCAAATTTTTCAAGAACCCGGAATTGGTGTATATCTTTCAAAAAATACAGTTAGTGCAAAATTAACACAAGTCTCAGTTGAGTATTGTAAAGGACACGCCTACTATGTAGATAATGGCGCACTTACTACAAGCACTCCATATTTGGAATGCGGAATTGTTACATTTGATACTTGCCGTGCTGCACGAACTGATTGTTGTGCATTATTTGCTGGTGATGCTACTAATTTAGCTGGACAACAACTTGCCGCATATAGGCTTTATCTTTTGAATTGCGAGTTTTTCTTTTGTGGAGGTAATACAACATTAAGTTCATACGCAGATCATGTAATTCAACTTCAATATGCGGACAACAATTCGATTGTTGGTTGTGCTGTTCGTGGTCCAGAAGGACAGTTAGGTGGAACAAATACAACTCAAGGAACATTGGCAAGTGGCGGCACAGCTTCTTTGGTAAAGGGTATTTATATTAATGGTAAAAATAATGTTCTGCTAAATAATAGGTTTACTATGGTATATCAATATTGTGTTGATATAGACGCAATTTCAACATATACATTAATTGATGGTGCATCACCAAGGCATAACGGCACGCCAGCAATAAATAATTTCAATCCAGCTATAAATTTACAAACTGGTTGCAAAAGCTGGGAAGTAAAAAATGTTGGAATGGAGCAAACAACGAAAGCCATTAATTCAACTATTGCAAAATCAGCGGCAGCAGACACTGCATCTGAACTTACAGAAGAAGGGTTTAAAATTAGCGGAAACGGATTAACAGGAATCTTTGATTGGTCTGACCCAACTCCAGCAAACCAGTATTTTGCGTTATACGAAGGAACAACTCAAAATCAAAGATTTGCAGATGACCATAGATCATTAGGTGCAGTAAGACCAATTACAAATAATACAGCAAGTCTTGGAGTTGCAGGAGTAAGATGGACTGAAGTTTTTGCTATAAATGGAACAATCAATACATCTGATGCAAATTACAAACAACAAATCCAAGAAATTCCAGAATCTGCATTAAGAGCTTGGGGGAAAATTAAATTCAAGCAATACAAATTTAACCATGCTGTTAATGCAAAAAAAGAAAAAGCAAGATGGCATTATGGAGTTATAGCGCAAGAAGTAAAAGAAGCATTTGAATCTGAAGGGCTGGATGCGTTTGAATACGGATTGCTTTGCTATGATAAATGGGAAGATGAGTTTGATGATGAAGGTAATTTGCAAAATCCAGCAGGAGAAATGTATAGCGTAAGGTATGAAGAACTGCTTTCACTTAATGCTGCATATATTCATTGGAAACTTTCTCAATTATGACAACCGAACAAGCCAAAGAAATCCTTGCTAAGAACAAGGTAACTAAAGACGAATACGAGAAAGCCAAAAAAGAAGGTCGTATCACAAAATACTAAAATGAGCAACTGTATCCCATGCCCTCCATGTGAAAGCGACGAGCCTCTCGTCTGTGAACCATACGGAACCGTAACCACGGGCAACCGAGTGATGGTGGAGGACGATGCGTTCTGCACTAAAACTATCTCTAACCCATCAGTTCCGTCCACGCTGACTTGGGACAACGGAGTTAAGTGGTTAACCGCGCAAGGCTGGAAGTCGATCACGATCACGCACTATGCCAAGAACGGGGAGAAGCTGTCGGTCAATTCATCCGGTGGCCCGATCCAAATCATTCTTCCGCAGAATCCAAGCCAGTTTGAAGAGATTATTTTCGCGGATCACTACGCAAGTTGGGGGACAAACAATGTCATCGTAAACAGAAACGGATCGCTGATCGAGAATGTAGTTGACGATCTTGTGCTGAACACAACTTGGCCGAATCAAATCACCCTTCGCTTTGAGGGATCAACATGGAGGGTCTATTCAATCCTATGACATTAACAGATGTAATCGCAAAAGTAACTCGGTATGCAAAGAAGATTATCGTTACCGATAATAGTTCTTCAGATGCCGTTCGAATCACGCAGTTAGGAAGCGGGAATGCATTGGTTGTAGAAGATAGCACGAACCCAGACGCAACTCCATTCGTGGTAAAGTCCGATGGTCGCGTTGGAATTGGAGTTTTGAACCCTGAAGAAAAGCTGGATATTGATGGCGCGGTAAAAGCACTATCTGCTGAAATTAATAGACCGACAGATATATGGCAAGATGCAGCTTATTACAATGTCGGGGAAACAACTCTTCGGCAGGGAGCCTTGTATCATCACAGCTCATTTCAAGTAAACCTTGTTTCAAATGGGTATAGGAACAACTCTGGAACATGGACAAGCTATAATGTAAACGGAGATACGGGAGCCGCAATTGTATCGTTAGACCCCGCAGGGAATATATTTTTGGGAACGGAAGCAAGCAAGGCAAACGGATCAAGTATTAATGTAACAACTCGCATGACTGTTGCAAGCAACGGCAATGTGGGAATTGGAACCACAAACCCACAGAAGACCCTTCATGTTAATGGAACGGTTCGCCTGCAAGCATTGCCAACTTACGCAGACAACGCAGCAGCTATTGCTGGCGGATTGGTTGCTGATGATGTTTACAAAACCGCTACTGGCGAACTACGAATCGTTGTCTAACCTACCAATACTATGTCCTGCCGTCCCAACTACGATCCATGCCTTGATAGTAAGCTAAACCAAATTGGAAGCTATGCATCTGTAGCAAGGCAGAGCGCACAGAATTCTGCTGCTAGCGCCGCCGCCGCAGCAGCCAGCGCAACGCAAGCAAACAACTATCTGACCCAAGTCACAAATATCTACGATGATTTCAGCGAGAAATATCTTGGATCGTTTGCAACTCCTCCAGTAACAACTCAAGAAGGCGCATTGTATTTCGATACCGTAGCGAATTCCCTTTATGTATGGAATGGAGCAAGCTGGGTAGCATTGCCGACTGGGTTCAACGAGTTCACAAACTTTCCTCTTTCGTATACAACCCCAATTCCAGCATCAGAGCTTCGGACTGGATCAGAATATCAAATTGTCGCACTTGGAAGTCCGGCTACAAACTGGGTGGCAATTGGCGCGGCATCTGCCACAGTTGGAGAGCGGTTCACAAAAAATGCAACAGCAGCCACCGGAAATGGCACGGCAAGAGTGACGAGAGACTTGAACACAAGGTTTGCTGATGTTGTGAATGTGAAAGACTTTGGCGCAGTTGGTAATGGGGGAAATGATACTATTGCAATCAAAAATGCTATAGCTTATGCTATATCAAATCCTCCACTCACCGCCCCATTTGGAGAAGGCGGAACAGTTTTTTTACCAGCAGGCGTTTATGGAGTATCTGAAGATATAGACATTCCAGAAGGCGTTATTGTTTGCGGTGAAGGCGTTCGCATATCAACAATTAAATGGATTGGAGGTTCAGCCCCAACCGAAGCAGTTATCACAAGTAATTTAGATAATAGATTTTCTTTTGTTCACGCTGCTGGTTTAACGAAGTTAACGGTCGATGCTAATAATCAACCCGTTGCGGTAAAAATACGCGGTTGGAATAACGGGTGTGAATTGAATTTTTTAGAGGCTCGTAGTTATACTGATTCTACGGATGGTGGATTCCAGATTTTATCTGCAGCACCCGGTTCTATTACAGCTACATCTGCGAATTTTAGCATTAGTGATATATGGCTTTTTGGAACAACTGGGGCAAAAAATATTCTTTTGGATGGATGTCAAAGACTAACTTTTCTTAACTTAAATATAGGAATTAGGACAGGTGAAACTGGGCCTATGGTTAGTGGATTAGAGTTGCGTCAATTGTGTAGACAAAATGCATTTATAAATACAAACATTGAAAATTGCAGCATAGCGGTTGACATTTCTACTACTGGTTCTGCAATTACAGTTACTGGAAATGCTTTTATAAATCTTTGCATGGATTTTGCAAGTTACGCTTTAACTCCACCAGCTCCAAATACAATAAATAGTGTAACTGGAACCTTTGGTTTTGTTGTGCGACAAAGTGATGCCACTAACGCATGGGGTTATTTGCAAAACTATCGTGATGGTTACGGATATTCTTATCCATTCTATGATTTTGGATTGGGAATATTTAAATCAAATACACCATTAAATGCAAATAATTCTACTTATTTTCATGGTCAAGATATTGGGACAACTACAACACCAAGAATAAATCGGATTATTATTGTAAACGATAATGCAGCAACAATTTCAGTAAATACTGGGAATGTTCTTTCAATAGGAAATACTATTTCTACATCTGTCACAAACTTTACTGATGGAATTCAAGGTCAAGTTATCCATTGCAGATTTACAAACGGGAATACAACCATTGAAAGTAATTCAACAATTATTCTTAATGATGGAAGCAATTGGAATCCAGTAGCAAATTCCACATTAACATTACTTTCTATTAGCAATAAATGGTTTGAAGTTGCAAGGTCTTATGGCGCATCAACTGGAACATATACAATTTCAAATGTTACAACTAATAGGACTTATGATGCAAATGCAACTACTGTAGATGAACTTGCAGATGTTCTTGGAACTTTGATTGCAGATTTAAACACAAGAGGAGTTATTTAATATGACAAATATTACTTGGAAGATTGAAGCGTTGAAATCAATTGATAATATTGAAAACAATTTAAATGTTGTTGTTGAGGCTTCTTGGCTATGTAAAGCTGAAGAAACAAATAAAAATTCTTATATTTCTGGAACAATTAAATTTCCACTACCATCAAATTCATTTATTGAGTTTAATCAGTTGAGTGAAGAGGATGTTCTTCGTTGGTGTTTTGAATGTGGGGTAAACAAAGAAGAAACTGAAAATCAAGTAAAAGAAAAATTGAATCAAAATCAAGAAGCAAAAACAATTGGACTTCCTTGGATATAAAATATTTAAAAACATGAGCGCAAACATTAACTAATGCCAACCGAAGGATCAGTCTTTGATGGATTCACAAGTATCATCGCGCAAGACGCAGATACTCACCCATCGTATTTACCAGAGTCTGTAGTATCAGAATCGGTTAATAGGACATTCCGAGGTGGGATTAACCGCACTCGACCAAGCATTCGGAATATCAATATAGTTGTTGGAGACGGTGAAGCCGAGACTATCGTTAACGATATTCTTGGTGGTAGCTTCCAAGGCGCGTATCCATATCGGGCGACTAACTACAGAACAAGCGATGGCATCCTGCTATCGGTATCTGGGATTATCTACTTTCTAAAGATCGTAAACAATCGGGCGTTCGCATACAAGATTATCGAAGGTAACGATCCGGGCATGATGCACACATTTTTCGTGCAGGCTGAAGATCGGGCGTATATCCAAAACGGCTACCAGAATGCGATTGCATGGGATGGAGTATTAGGAACTCTCACTACAAGTGAAATCCAAAACGGAGACTTCTGCGAGATTGTTTCAGTTGGAACTACTGACTTTACATTGATCGGTGCGCCATCCAATACAGTCGGAGTAAAGTTTACAGCAACTGGAAGCGGAGTAGGAACTGGCACAGTAAAACTTCCCGCCTATCGCTTGAACCCATATCTCGCCAAGATGCCGATTGGAACTGTAATGGAATACGCTTTCGGGCGAGTCTTTGTTTCTGACAGGTTCAATCAAATCTACGCTTCAGACATTATCTATGGCGGTGGGTTTACTGACACCAAGAATACTGAGAACTTCACAGAGATAGGATACTGGGCAGAAGGTGGCGCGTTCTCAACCCCAGCAATGATGGGGAATATTACTGGAATGAAAGTAATGCCACAGATTGGAACCAACCTTCGCGGCCAAGGTGAGCTTGTTATTCTAACTGGAAACGGAGCATTTTCAATGGATGTCTCTATACCAAGAAGCCAATGGAATACATCGAACATCCAGCGCATCTCATTACTTGGGCGGGGATGCACAAGTCCGTATGTCGGTTTGGCCAACTCTGAGCTTTGGTTTAGGTCACACGATGGTTGGGCATTCTACTCAAATAGCCAGTCTGAATTTGCCAGATACTTCTCACTTCGTAAACTATCGAGAGAAGTAAACAAGTGGGTAGAGAATGATACTCCGTGGATGAAGCAGTTCGCTTCTACGATGTTTTTTGATAACTACATCATCAGCACGGTAGCACCACAGACTTATCGAGCAGAAGGAGTAGAAGGATTGAACCGCTATCATAGGGGAATGGTGGTTCTCGACCTCGATCAATCATCCTCACCCGCACCGGACGCACAGCTTTCTTTTCGCTGGAATGGCATCTGGACGGGCTTTAGACCAACCCAGCTACTCACTGCATTAATCCAAGGTGAGAAGCGTGGATTCGGATTCTCGTTCGATAAAGACAACAAGAACCGACTCTACGAATTTACAACGAGCCAAGGCGACGATTACGGGCCGAACGGAAATAGGCAGATTGATTCCTTCTTCACAACTGGCAGGTATGACTTCAACCGAAGCGGGGCTACCAACAAGTTCCTTCGTAAAAAAATCACTGGTGGAGAAATGTGGATGAGTGAGATTAAAGGGGAAGTAGATAGTTACGTTGATTTCCGCGCAGACTCCAACCCGTGTTGGTCAGAACTCAAAGTTCCTACGACTTTCGGTTGTAACCCATGCTCACCAGTAGTAACTGAATGCTTCCCGCAACGGGGAGGTAATCGCTACAAACGCTACAAGTTTAACACTCCTGACCCAAGTGAGTGCAATGACTTGGCAGGCATCCCATCGGTAGAGGGATCAGAATTTCAGATCAAAGTCAACCTAACCGGAGCAGCTACAGTTGACCGAGTAAGGTTAATGGCAAACATCAAGAACAACGATGATTCTCCAATAGGTGACTGCCCAGAAGAAAATCAAGAATGCGAACCATTTTTGTGTTGCCAAGAGAAGTATTGGGAATATAATATCGTAATCTAATGGACAATCAATCTTCGTCTCCAGCACTTACTTTCCCAAATGTCCCAGATGACTTTTGTCCAACTGGTAACTGGCAAAGTGTATTTCAGCAATTCATTGATGAGGTTCTTACTAACGGAACTATCCTTGTGCCGGGTTTAGGTGATGTAACTCCGCAGCAAATCGCACAAATTAACGAGAGTCTTGCTACGCAGCAGAACGAAATTGATGCAATTGATACGCGAGTCGATGCTTTAGAGCCAGCAGTTAAAGTTCGTTATGGAACAATTACCGTAGTAGCCCCGTCAGATTCAGTTAGGACTGTAACATTTCTTACTCCACTTCCAACTGCAAACTATGGAATATCAATTACTCCAGTTTGCAATTCTTCAATTGCAGCACAGCCTACACCACTTTTTTCATTAAATGTAGGAAGCAAATTAACCACAGGATTTTCGATCCGCATTGAAAATAACATTGCCGAGATCACAAGTGTTGACTGGATGGCGGTTCACACTTCGTAATAAACAAGCCATAAGAAAACTAAATATATGACACCACTAAAAGGAACTGATCCTAAACTCGTTAGCGGCGGCGCACCAACTCGCGGAAGTATCCGTGAAGGAATGGGTAACATGCCCAACCTTGGAGCCAAAAAGCCTAGCATCTACACGACTGCTGGAACTCCCAAGCAAGGCTACCAGAAATAATTATCGGTAACGATAATCTATGGCTGATACCTTAGAGGAGATGGTGGAACTCGTTAAGGGTTTCGTCGGAGACAGTGGCGTTTGCAATTATGAACGCGCAGTCAAAGCCGTAAACCAAGCGAGGAGATTGTTGTGGAATAAAAGGGCATGGACTTCGCAAGAAGAATACGTCCAGATTTGTTGCGTTAACGATTGCTTCACGCTCCCGAATCGGTATGAGCAAATCAAACTCGCATGGATAGGAAATGAATCAGTCTCGCTCGCCGATGAATGGTTCAATGCGACCAATGCGTATGCTCTCCATGCCAGCAAATCATGCCACAGGTTAATTACTGAAGTGGGCGGTCTTCACGTTCTCTTCCGAGATTACAGAACCCGCCCATACCAGATCGCTGTGCTTGCAGAGAACATCGAAGACGTTGGAGTTGAGTTGATGTTTGACGCGCAGGATGAATATCAAACTTACCACAAGGTAAAAGTAACTACCGCGCCCTCACCAAACATCGGAAAGTCTGCTGAAGTAGTTCTTGGAGTTCGCGCAGTTAGTAAACCGATTACTAAGGGTAGGATTCGGGTATATGCCTACGATCCAGTATTAGAAATTAAAACTCTAATCGCTATCTACCAACCGACTGATGGCAATCCAACATTCCGAAGGTTCCGTGTTCCGAAGACCTGCGAGTGTATCACGCTCTATGCATCCAAGAAATACTTTGATCTAACTGATCCCAAGGAATTGGTGGAGTTCATACCAGATGCGATGATCTACGCCATCCTTGCCTTGAACTCCAGAGAGAACAGGAAGGCGCAGGAGTTCTTAGCTAACCTATCTCTCGCTGTGCAAGAGCAAGAAAAGGAAATGTCAAACGCGGAGATACCAACTGCTGCGCCAATTCGATTCTCAAACTATAGTAGGGCAGACAACCTAATCGGGTCTGATCTACTGTCACCGTCACCAAACGATTATTTCCTTTCGAGATGACATTGACAATCCCAGATAAGATTGATGCAAGAAACGTAGTTGGGTATGGTGATCCAGACTACGATCTAAACTTGATGGACTTGGAGATTCTAAAGTTGCCTCCACGGGAATGTCCGTTGATTCACAAGTTTACGCCGGGGATGTATATTCGGGAAATCTATATGCCGAAGGACACGATTCTAACAACCTTGATGCACCTCACAACTCATCCATTCTTCGTGATGAAAGGTGATGTGACTGTCTGGTATCATGGAATCCCTGCACATAGGTATAAAACAGGCTACAATGGCATCACAGAAGCAGGAACAAGAAGGATGCTGGCTACCCACAAAGATACAGTTTGGATCACTTGCCACGTCACAAACTTGACTGATCCAGACGAAATTATTGACAGCATCACTTCAAGAGACTTTAATCCCCATATCGCCAAGGAAGACCCACGGGTTCAGAAGTGGCGGCACAACCGAACCGATTTAATAAAATGAGATTTCTTCTACCAGACCAGCTAGGCAACGATAAACATTTTATGATGTTTCACAGCACTGGCTTTGCGATTGCTGCTGGTGTGGTTGCGGTTGGTGCTGCGGCGGCGTCATCAGCTATCTCAATGTCAGCGGCAGATCGAGCAAAGAAAGCTCAGGGTGCAGCGGCAGCGCAATTTAAAAAGCAACAGAGAAAAGCTGTAAAGGGATTTGAAAAAGGACAAGCAGAAGTCCAAGGAATGATCGGTGATGTCAAGGCTCCAGAGTATAACTTGGGAGCGATGATCGGTGATGCTGGTCAGATTTCAGATTACAACCGTCAACAACTTGAACAGTTCTTACCCGGAGCAGCGGCGCAAAGGGAAAAACAATTACAGTTAACAAACCAAGCAATGGATATTCTCGCTGAAAGGCTAAGAGGACAATATGGTGAAGATGTCACGCAAGGCGTAATGCGGGATGTTGCTCAATTTGCAGGCGCGGGATTCAACATAGCAACAGCGGGAAAAACTGGGGGATTCCAAGCGGCGCAGGGATTTGGGGCAGCTCAACTTGGACAGAAGAGGCTTGATGTTCAAAATCAAGCATTCCAACTCATGCCGTCAGTTAGCAATATTGCGGCGAGTTGGCAGGATTTGGCAAGAGGATTTGCCGCCAATCCGCTCGATGTAGGAAGACTACAACTTGGCTACCAAACTGCCCAAGCAGAGGTTGGATTGCAGAAAGCGAAGATGACATCTGATATTTACGGAAATATGTTCAATGCTCAGTCTGGTCTTGCCACGCAAATTTACGGAGCAAATAAAGAAAACGCAGCAGCAAGCTACGCTGCGCAGCAAGCAGTCGGTCAAGGGGTTTCTGATATCGGTAAGGCTACCTCTGGTGCGTTGTCTGGATATGGTGCTGCACTTGCAGGCATGAATGGTGGAGGTGGTTTCTCATCATCGGCGGCAGCGCAACAAGCTGCCCCATACGCTGGAAGTATTAGTCAAGTTCAAGGAATGGGATACGTTCCTAAAGCAAGTGCTGCTGGATTTGGAAACTTTGATTACGGATCATAATTTATGTCTATCGCAGAACTCATAATGCAGGGAACAAAACGCTCATCGGAATCTACCGCATGGGTGGGCGATTCTTTGGCTAAACTTGGTCAAAGTGTAGGAAAGGCATTACAAGAACGCGAGCAGCAGAAGCAAGCTCAAGAGATGCTACCATTCTTGCAACAGAGTATGCAGGAGTCGATGAACTTGGCTCAATCGGGAGATACCGCTGGAGCATATTCTAACATGATGGGAATGTTTGCATCCAATCCAAACCTATTGCAGATCAAACCATTGCTTCCAATTGTTGATCTTGGACTTCAGGGAGTCAAGGCCGCCACTGATTCTTTCCTTGATTCTGAACGTCTAAGAGTTCAAGAAAATAGATATAATCAACCAGATCAAACTGATATGGGGTTCCCTGTTCCAGATGAAGTGCTAGAAGGGCAATTGCCACAAGAGGGTATGCCACAAGATGATCTTGCTCGATTCGCTCAAGCTGGGGCGGAAGGGAGACCTTTCCCTCAAATTAGTGCTGCACAGCAACAAGGGATTCCAGCGTCTCAACCCCTAGAAGGCACGCCTGAGCAACAGCGACAACAATTAGAGGATCAGATTGCGCTACCGGGGGAACAAACTCCGCTTGCTCCCGGCCCAGTTAATGTTCCTAAATCTGGCGTTCCAGCTGAATGGAAGCCACCAGAAAAAACACTTAAAAAATTTCTAACAATTGCTGACAGAATTAACGCAATGAACGAAGCTGAAAAGATTATTGAGATGGATGACACATCTGTAACTTTTCAAACAGGTCAAAAAGCTAACGAATACATAAGTAAAGCAAGCAAAGATAAGCAAGTATTTAATCTGAACCCAGATTTATATATTGGTGTTCCGGGTGCTATTGGTGTAGAGCTTCCAAAGGAAGTTGCTAAAAATATCGTAACTCAAAACATTGGCGCAAGAGGACAATCCTTTTCAATTAGAGAAGGAGTCGAAGGCACTGATGATGAGAATGAAGCAATTAAATGGCTTGAAGACTGGCAGAAGGCAAGTATGAAGGTTAGTAGCAGTCCAACGCTCACACAGCTTCTGAGTAGTGCAAACGGAAATGTTTTAAATATCAAAATGGATGAAGCTGATCAACCAGTGCAACCAACTAGAGCGATTCGACCAGAAGAAAAAACTGGACAAGCTTACACGGCAACCATCGTTGGCAATGAAGACTTCAAACAAAACATTTCTAAAGATCAGCGTGATGATATTTTAATCCTGCAAAATCAGACTGCCGCCGCACAAACTAACAAGGCAAAATTCATTCGCTTGAAAACTGCCGCACAACCACAAACAGCAATGGCAAAAAAACTCTCGCCAATGGATCAACAAGCGTTAGACTGGGCTAACGCGAATTCAAATGATCCTCGCGCAAACCAAATCAAACAAAGATTAGGAATTTAATTACATGGCCTTTGATCCAGACGCTTATCTTGCTGAAGGAGGTGGCGTTAAAGAAACGCCATTTGATCCTGATGCTTACCTTGGAATAGAAAAACCTGAGTCACCTGTAGGTGATACACTCCAAACCTCAGCAGAAGAACTAGAGGCTGGCATTGGAAGGGCTGGCAGTGCATTTGCAAAATCTGCAGTGGGATCGGTAAGGATGATCACCGATTTGTTTGGCGCAAATAATAAGGTGTCTAAAGAGATTGCTGGAGTAGAGGATTACATTGACCAATTCACTACGGCTCAAGCCAAGCAAGACAAGGAGGAAGTCTCAAGACTCTTCCAAGAAGCCGAAGGAAAAGGTTTAGGTTCTAAAGTTATGGCTGGTCTTAAAGCTGTAGCTGTATCTCCAGAGACGCTTGGGCCAGAGATAGCGGGGTATATGCTTCCGTCTTTAGCTGCTGGCGTATTAACCGGAGGCGCATCTATTCCAGTTCAAATCGGAGCGCAGGCGGCTATTGGCGCAGCGCAAGCGGCAGGTTCGATCAAAGGCGACATCTACCAATCAGTTAGAGACTACTCCCGCGAGCAAGGGCTTGACGAGGTTGAAGCTGATCGTGCTGCCACTGAAGCTCAATCCTATGGCGGAAAGAATCTGGACTTGATTCTTACTAACGCTGGCATTGGAGCATTGGCCGCATCAACTGGAGCAGAGAGAATAGCGACACGCATTCTTACTGGCAGAGGGCAAGCTGTTACAAAGAAAACACTCGGAGAGTTCATAAAACAAGGGGCTGCCGCTGGAGGGGTAGAGGCTTTAACTGAGGGTGGGCAAGAAGCAGCAGAACAGATTTCACAGAACATCGCCCTACAAAGGGAAGGAAAAGACGTTCCTACCTTCCAGAATGTCCCACAAGTAGCTACGATGGGCGCGGTGGCTGGTGGTGTGATTGGTGGCGGGTTGAAGGGAGTTGAGTTTCTTTCAGCGGAAGAACGAGCGGAACAAGACATCAATCGTTCCGCAGATAGAGAAGCCAGATCACTTTCCGCTACTGATTCAACAACTAGAAAAGTTGCTAACGATCTTAACCAATCCGAGAACGCAATTGATTCATTGAGGCAAGAACTAGACACGCTAGAGCCTACTGATCCAAGGGCACAACAGTTGCGGATGCGAATATCCGAGGAACAGAAGAAGTCCGCAGGACTAAAGCAATCCATCGGAACAGAACTATTATCGGAACCGATAACAGAAGCCGAGAAACAGCAAGCCGAGTTAGCTAAAGCATTCGTAGAAGAAGCCGCTGGGGTGCCAACTGTTAAGGAACCCTTAACAGTTCCTGCACAACCTGCTCCCGTAATAGAAGGGTTACAAGCAGTATCAGAGAACACCGCAACACCAGAACAACTTACTCAGTTGTCTCAATCTGGTCTAGTAGATATCATCAAAGGTCAACCCGTCATCAATGAAGAAGGACAAGCGGCATTGAAAGAGGCCGAAGCTCCACTACCTGCGCTAACGCCAGAAGAAAGACGAGCAGAGATTGAAGCTGCACCAGTAGAGCAAGTAGTAACGCCACCAGTAGAAGTTGCGCCAACCATCGCAGAGGCCGCGCCAGTTGAGCCAGTCACTCCCGCACCAGTCACCGAGCAAGCTGCACCAGCAGAAGCTCCCGCGCCAGAGGTTGCAGGATTTGATAGAACTGACATAGATTTCCCATCATTTGATTCACTTAATGAGTATCAAAAAAACGCATACCGAAATGGAACTCCAAGCACTTCTGGAGTAACGCAGGGTTTTATTGAAACTCCAGATAATTATTTTGTTGACCCAGCGCAATTGCCAGTTGGCGCAGTAGTTGATGAAGACTTTCAGGGATATGCATATCCAAAGGCAGATGGGAAGGTTGGTTATATTTTTATGGATTTGGATGGTGTTGCAAAATCCGTGATTGCGCCTGATGAATTGGTTGCGAAAGTTAAAGCACTCCAATCTACCACTCCCGCAGTATCGGAAACGATAACGGAGCCTGTCCAACGTGATGTGACGAAGCCAGAGCAGATGACTCCACAGGAGTTTATGTCGGATAGGATGA